CCGGGAAGAAGCATCCGTTATCGCCGGACTGCCAAACGTCAGCGAGCTGGTTGATATGGTTTACGAGTATTGCCGGAAGCGAGGCCTGTATCCGGATGCGGAGTCTTATCCGTGGAAATCAAACGCGCACTACTGGCTGGTTACCAACCTGTATCAGAACATGCGGGCCAATGCGCTTACTGATGCGGAATTACGGCGCAAGGCTGCCGATGAACTGACCTGTATGACAGCGCGAATTAACCGTGGTGAGACGATACCTGAACCAGTAAAACAACTTCCTGTTATGGGCGGTAGACCTCTAAATCGTGCACAGGCTCTGGCGAAGATCGCAGAAATTAAAGCTAAGTTCGGACTGAAAGGAGCAAGTGTATGACGGGCAAAGAGGCAATTATTCATTACCTGGGGACGCATAATAGCTTCTGTGCGCCGGACGTTGCCGCGCTAACAGGCGCAACAGTAACCAGCATAAATCAGGCCGCGGCTAAAATGGCACGGGCAGGTCTTCTGGTTATCGAAGGTAAGGTCTGGCGAACGGTGTATTACCGGTTTGCTACCAGGGAAGAACGGGAAGGAAAGATGAGCACGAACCTGATTTTTAAGGAGTGTCGCCAGAGTGCCGCGATGAAACGGGTATTGGCGGTATATGGAGTTAAAAGATGACCATCTACATTACTGAGCTAATAACAGGCCTGCTGGTAATCGCAGGCCTTTTTATTTGGGGGAGAGGGAAGTCATGAAAAAACTAACCTTTGAAATTCGATCTCCAGCACATCAGCAAAACGCTATTCACGCAGTACAGCAAATCCTTCCAGACCCAACCAAACCAATCGTAGTAACCATTCAGGAACGCAACCGCAGCTTAGACCAAAACAGGAAGCTATGGGCCTGCTTAGGTGACGTCTCTCGTCAGGTTGAATGGCATGGTCGCTGGCTGGATGCAGAAAGCTGGAAGTGTGTGTTTACCGCAGCATTAAAGCAGCAGGATGTTGTTCCTAACCTTGCCGGGAATGGCTTTGTGGTAATAGGCCAGTCAACCAGCAGGATGCGTGTAAACGAATTTGCGGAGCTATTAGAGCTTATACAGGCATTCGGTACAGAGCGTGGCGTTAAGTGGTCAGACGAAGCGCGACTGGCTCTCGAATGGAAAGCGCGATGGGGAGATCGGGCTGCATGACTATCAAATCAAATACGCCAGCACACGACAAGGACTGCTGGCAAACGCCGCTTTGGCTTTTTGATGCACTGGATATTGAGTTTGGATTCTGGCTGGATTCGGCAGCGAGCGACAAAAATGCTCTGTGTGCTCACTGGCTAACTGAGGCCGACGACGCGCTCAATTCTGAGTGGGTAAGCCACGGTGCAATCTGGAATAACCCACCGTACAGCAATATCAGGCCGTGGGTGGAAAAAGCTGCTGAGCAGTGCATACAACAGCGACAGACGGTAGTTATGCTTGTGCCAGAGGATATGTCAGTCGGATGGTTCAGCAAGGCTCTGGAGAGTGTCGACGAAGTTCGCATTATCACTGATGGACGGATTAATTTTATCGAACCATCGACAGGGCTGGAGAAGAAGGGAAACAGCAAAGGCTCCATGCTGCTGATTTGGCGACCGTTCATCAGTCCTCGACGGATGTTTACTACCGTATCCAAAGCGGCATTGATGGCGATCGGGCAGGGCGTCAGGAGGGCGGCATGAGGCGACAGCGACGAAGTTTCACCGACATCATCTGCGAAAACTGCAAATACCTTCCAACGAAACGCTCCAGAAATAAACGCAAGCCAATCCCAAAAGAATCTGACGTAAAAACCTTCAACTACACGGCTCACCTGTGGGATATCCGGTGGCTAAGACATCGTGCGAGGAAATGACAATGGATTATTCACAGTTAAGTGATTTTGAAATTAACGTGGCGGTATTCGAAGCCATTCATAACGGATCACCGGATTACAAAGAAGGTGAGAATGGCGATATGGTGTTTGTCTCATTTGAGGGAGACATTGTAAACGGAGACGCAGTTGAAGTAGAAGTTGAGCGCGGATCCTTTAACCCATGCGCAAACCCAGCAGACTCATGGCCGATTATTGAAAAATACAGGATTAGCATTATCAATCTCGATGAAGACGAGTGGGGTGCACGCGGTGTGGCCTACTGTAAATCTAAGCGAGCTATACATGAAAATCCCCTCCGCGCCGCCATGATTGTCTTTCTCATGATGCAGAGAATCCAATAATGCTTAGCCCATCCCAATCCCTTCAATACCAGAAAGAAAGCGTCGAGCGGGCTTTAACGTGCGCTAACTGCGGTCAGAAGCTGCATGTGCTGGAAGTTCACGTGTGTGAGCACTGCTGCGCAGAGCTGATGAGCGATCCGAATAGCTCAATGTACGAGGAAGAAGACGATGAATGAGTTAATAAATGGCAATGCCATCAAAATGACAAGCATTGAAATCGCTGAGTTGGTGGGTAAGCGTCATGACAATGTGAAACGTACCATCGAAACGCTGGCTAAAAATGGTGTTATCCGGCTTCCTCAAATTGAGGTTTCCGAAAGAATCAATAACTTAGGGTTCAATGTTCAGTACGAGCATTACGTCTTCGAGGGCGAACAAGGTAAGCGAGACAGTATTGTCGTTGTTGCCCAGTTGTCGCCAGAGTTCACCGCTCGCCTTGTTGACCGCTGGCGAGAGCTTGAAGAAGCTGCGGTTAATATCCCCAAAACGCTACCGGAAGCGTTGCGCCTTGCTGCCGATCTTGCTGAGCAGAAAATGCAACTGGAAAACCAGCTCGCAATTGCCGCACCTAAAGTTGAGTTTGCCGATCGCGTTGGCGAGGCCAGTGGAATTTTGATTGGAAACTTTGCAAAGGTTGTTGGAATTGGTCCAAACAAACTGTTTGCGTGGATGCGCGATCACAAAATCCTTATTGCTTCAGGTTCCCGGCGCAATGTGCCAATGCAGGAATATATGGAGCGCGGCTATTTCACAGTGAAAGAAACAGCGGTCAACACAAATCACGGAATACAGATATCGTTCACCACAAAAATCACCGGGCGTGGTCAACAGTGGCTGACCAGAAAGCTGCTCGATAACGGAATGCTGAAAGTAACAGGGGAGGCTGCTTAATGGCCAATCTACGCAAAGAAGCACGCGGAGGAAGACGATGGATGATGTAAAAGAAAAAGATATCCCCGGGTTTGAGGGTATATATAAAGTAACTGAGAATGGAGACATCATTTCATGCCGTAAATCAAAAAAATTATCTCATGGTATTAAACCAGGAGGATATGCATTTGTCGGTCTATATCCAGGTGGCGGGAAAAGACCATCATATAAAATGGTTCACAGAATTGTTGCAGAAGTATTTGTTGATAACCCAGATGGAAAGCCGGAAGTTAATCACAAGGATGGAAATAAACTTAATAATAAAGTTGAAAATCTTGAGTGGGTAACGCGAACAGAAAATGCGAAACATGGATTTGATTCCGGGTTGCTTGTTCATGGTTTTAATCATCACTTCTGCAAACTAACGCCAGAACAAGTGAAATCAATATATAAATCAAAAGGCAAATACAGAGATATAGCCAAAGAATTTGGTGTTTGTGCGCAGACAGTGTGCAACATAAAAAACAAATCAGCGTACCGACGTTTTTTGGAGGGGATTGATGTTTAGAAGCAAAAAATGGCTTCAGGCAGTCAGGGATATTGAATTTTGCGTTCTTTGCGGAAGATACGGAGTTCAGGCCGCTCACAGAAATGAAGGGAAGGGGGTTGGGATTAAAGTAGATGATTGCCTTACTGCTGCGCTATGTGTTGATTGTCATTCAAGAATTGATAATGGAAGAGATATGAGCAGGGAAGAGCGAAGGGCTGAAATGGATCGGGCCATTGTGCTTACCCTTAAAAAATTGGTTAACAATGGGAGGGTGTTTGTCCAATGAACGAATATCAGTTTGTGCTTCCGTACCCACCGTCGGTGAATACCTACTGGCGAAGACGGGGAAGCCAATACTACATCAGCGATAAAGGCCAGAAATACCGAAAAGACGTTCAGCAAATCATCCGCCAACTTAAGTTAGACATTTTTCACCAAATCACGACTCCGCATCAAAGTCATCGCAGACGTTCCAGACTCCCGCCGCCGCGACCTCGACAACATCCTGAAAGGTTTACTCGACTCCCTTATCCACGCCGGATTTGCGGAAGACGACGAGCAATTCGATGACATTCGCGTAATTCGTGGTGTGAAAGTACCAGGCGGACGGCTTGGAATAAAAATCACCGAACTGGAGAACGCATGAACGCCACAATTCAAACGATACCAGAGCTTCTTATCCAGACACGAGGCAATCAGACCGAAGTGGCGAGGATGCTTTCCTGCGCAAGAGGAACAGTGCTCAAGTACAACCGAGACAGAAAAGGCGAGCGTCACGTAATAGTTAACGGCGTCCTGATGGTCAAACAGGGCAAGAGGGGAAGACGATGAGCATAAGAGAACTAAACCTCACCAAAGAACAGCACGATTGGCTGAATGGCTGGCTTGAACTGTGGGGCGCATGGGTTTATTCAGGTCGTCTGGAAAAGCGCATGAGCAGCGTAATAGCGAAGTTCATGGAGAGCGTAGAGCCGGGAAGAGTTATGACAAGGCCAATGTGCAATGATGATGATGGAATGTTGATTTCTCAGGTCGTCGATTCCGTCATGTACATTGACAAAAAAGCCTTTGGCATCCTCCTCAGCTACTACGCTCATGGTTCATCTAAGCGAGCAATTGCATCCTACTATCACGCGACTGCAAAGCCACGCAAGATGTGTGGACGTGGTGGCGAGGGATGGAGAAAACCTTCACTGGCAACCTGTAGAAACGAAATTGACGACATCCTGAAAGCGTCATTATTTGTTTTATACCAGCCGATGCAAAATGCTTTCAAAATGCGTAAACGTGTTGAGAAAGTTAAGCATGTTGCTGTTAAAAGCCTTGACATGCAATTAGCCATTTAGCCATAATTAGAAGGTAAGCTGCCGTTAGTGACTCTTAAGTTGCAACGGTGGCTTTTTTATTTGCACAACAGGTAAGAGCATTGAACTCGCAGACCTCGCGGAATTGGCGAAAGGTGCCGCGCAGTGCTCTTATCGTTGTGGTGAAGCTCAATGGCGAGCTAGCAGATAGGCGATAGTGAAAATACTAGTCATGTATCTGACCGCCGCGCGTACTGCAATCGGCAGCGCACCGATGGAAGCCGGTTCGATTCCGGCCGCCACAACCCAAACTGAGCCGTAGCCACTGGCTATCCTAGATTCATCAGTGATAGTTATGCTGCGGCCTTCTACACATGACCTTCGTGAAAGCGGGTAGCAAGAGGCTGCGCTAACAACCTCCTGCCGTTTTGCCCGTGCATATCGGTCACGAACAAATCTGATTACTAAACACAGTAGCCTGGATTTGTTCTATCAGTAATCGACCTTATTCCTAATTAAATAGAGCAAATCCCCTTATTGGGGGTAAGACATGAAGATGCCAGAAAAACATGACCTGTTAGCCGCCATTCTCGCGGCAAAGGAACAAGGCATCGGGGCAATCCTTGCGTTTGCAATGGCGTACCTTCGCGGCAGATATAATGGCGGTGCGTTTACAAAAACAGTAATCGACGCAACGATGTGCGCCATTATCGCCTGGTTCATTCGTGACCTTCTCGACTTCGCCGGACTAAGTAGCAATCTCGCTTATATAACGAGCGTGTTCATCGGCTACATCGGTACTGACTCGATTGGTTCGCTTATCAAACGCTTCGCTGCTAAAAAAGCCGGAGTAGAAGATGGTGGAAATCAATAATCAACGTAAGGCGTTCCTCGATATGCTGGCGTGGTCAGAGGGAACTGATAACGGACGTCAGAAAACCAGAAATCATGGTTATGACGTCATTGTTGGCGGAGAGCTATTCACTGATTACTCCGATCACCCTCGCAAACTTGTCACGCTAAACCCAAAACTCAAATCAACAGCCGCCGGACGTTACCAGCTTCTTTCCCGTTGGTGGGATGCATATCGTAAGCAGCTTGGCCTGAAAGACTTCTCTCCTAAAAGCCAGGATGCTGTGGCATTGCAGCAGATTAAGGAGCGTGGCGCTTTGCCGATGATTGATCGCGGTGATATTCGTCAGGCTATCGACCGTTGCAGCAATATCTGGGCTTCACTGCCGGGCGCTGGTTATGGTCAGTTCGAGCATAAGGCTGACAGCCTGATTGCAAAATTCAAAGAAGCAGGCGGAACGGTCAGAGAGATTGAGGTATGAGCAGAGTCACCGCGATTATTTCCGCTCTGGTTATCTGCATCGTCGTCTGCCTGTCATGGGCTGTTAATCATTACCGTGATAATGCAATCGCCTACAAAGAGCAGCGCGATAAAAAAGTCAGTGAGCTGAAGCAGGCGACCGCCACCATTACTGACATGCAGCAACGCCAGCGTGCTGCTGATGCACTCGATGCTAAATACACGAAGGAGTTAGCTGATGCGAAAGCTGAAAATGATGCTCTTCGGCGCAAGCTTGATAATGGTGGCAGGGTGCTCGTCAAAGGAAAATGCCCTGTGCCATCCTCAGCCGAAACCTCCGGCGCCTCCGGCATGGGCAATGATGCCACCGTCGAACTCTCTCCAGTTGCTGGACGAAACGTTCTCGGTGTCCGGGACGGAATTATCAGAGACCAGACAGCACTGAGAACGCTTCAGGAATACATCAGGACGCAATGCCTTCGATGATAGCGATAATTTTACTCATCATCCTTCACATCTGGCTCTGTAGACAGGGTGGTGATCACTTCTGGAGTGAATCCAGATTAAACATCTCATTGCTGATGCTTGAAGTTGAGCATATGGCACGCGGTAAGGGGCTGTGTTGAGATAAGAGCCAGTTCATTACAAATACCAGGATTTAGCCTCGCATTCGCGGGGCTTTTTATATCTGAATTTCACAGCGCATCTCACGCGCATATTAACGAGAGCCTTTCAGTAAGAGAGCCTGAGAAATGCCGTTATAGGTGGCGACCTCTCTCGGGCGGCTTTTCTGTGAGACAGGCTCACTTTCTAAAAGGTAAAGACGCTATGAATAATCATTCAGTTATTCCAGCCTTCGACTTCCGAGAAATGGTGCAAGCCAAAAACGGAGAGGTCGTTACCACATCCAGAAAAATTGCCAAGTACTTCGGCAAGCGACACGGTGATGTTCTCAGGAAAATCGAGCAGGTTAAGGCTGATTGCTCGCGTGAGTTTAGCCAACGCAATTTTGCGTCGGCTGATTATATCGATGAGCAGGGCAAGGTTCGCCCGATGTACAGCCTGACGAAAGATGGCTGGATCATGGTTGTGATGGGGTTCACCGGGAAAGCTGCTGCGGCAATCAAGGAGAGCTATATCGCAGCATTCAACTGGATGGCAGAGCAACTGAGCCGCCGCATGGCAATTGGCGAAGAAATGCAGCACCGCTACGCCATCAAAGAAACACGCTCAAAGCTGAAAGGTACGATCGGCAGTCGGTTAATGAACGAACGGAAGA